ATGATCGGGCTGTCTGATTTGGGCGCCGATGTCGTCCCGGTAGAACCGGTACAGGGTGAATCATGAAAAAACAGTACGAAACGGCGGTCAAACCCAAGTATGAGACACGGGAAAGCAAGGAAAAGGTGAAGGACGATGCCAGAAAAAAGAAAGATGCCTGAATTTGAGCGCCGGTATGTCCCGGCAACAGAGATCCGGGCGGTAGACGAGAACGGAATACGACATTTGACCGGGTATGCGGCCGTTTTCAACTCTCTTTCCGAAGACCTGGGTGGGTTTAGGGAGAAGATCGAACCCGGTTGCTTCGCTAACTCATGCAAAGAGGGCGACGTCCGAGCATTGTGGAACCATGACAGCAATCATGTCCTCGCCCGGACGAAAAGCGGCACATTGACCCTTTCCGAGGATGCTCATGGCCTAAAAATCGACTGCATACCTCCCGACGCTCAATGGGCGCGTGACCTTTTGGCCTCGATTGATCGCGGCGACGTGGATCAGATGTCTTTCGGTTTCCGAACCTTGACCGACAGATGGGAAATGGTAGACGGCCAGGACGTGCGGGTACTTATGGACGTTGAATTATTCGACGTTTCGCCGGTCACATTCCCCGCTTATCCCGATACTCAAGTAGCAGTGCGGTCGAAAGACAAGTGGAAAGAGGAAAACTCTGGCCCGGATAAACCGGACCTTGCTTATAAACCGGGCATCATGAAGAAAAGATTGGAACTTAAAACGAAAGAAAACGGAGGGAACAAGAAATGAACGAGAAAATAAGAAAACTCCTTGCAGATAGGGCAAAACTGATAACCGATCAGAGGGCTTTGCTCGACAAGGCAGACGTGGAGAAGCGGTCATTGACCGCCGATGAAAACACCAACTATGAGAATATGGATGCAGAGTTCGACCGGCTGACCCGCGAACTTGAGCGCGAGCAGAAGCTAGAAGAACGGCAGAAAACATCAGGATCAACCGCCGATCTTTTCAAGACAGCCCCGGACAGCCAGAGAAGCGGGGAACAGCAGTACGTCGAGTATCGCGGTCTCAAGATCCCCGTTCAGTCAAATGCAGCTATTATGCAGAGGGCATTTAACTCCTTCCTCTCGCGCGGCATACAGGCCATCGTAGGCGAGGAACTCAGGGCATTGCAGGCCGACGCCGATATCTATGGCGGTTTTCTTGTAGCACCGCAGCAGTTCGTCATGAAACTTATCCAGGCAATGGATAATGAAGTATTTATCCGGGCAATGGCAACGGTCATGCCTGTCACGAAAGCCGAGTCCCTGGGCGCCCCGTCCCTCGACAATGATCCCGCCGATCCGTCATGGACCGCTGAGATCGCAACGGGAACCGAAGACAGCACAATGTCCTTCGGTAAACGTGAACTTACACCACATCCCTTGGCGAAACTCATCAAGATATCGGAAAAACTTCTCCGGGTATCCGCAATGGATGTTGAAAGCCTCGTTATTCAGCGGCTTGCGTACAAGTTCGCAGTAACCGCCGAAAGCGCGTACCTCAATGGCACCGGCAACAATCAGCCGATGGGCGTATTCACCGCCGCAACCGCCGGTTTTGGTATCAGCACATCCCGCGACGTTTCAACCGGCAACGCAGCGACCGCCTTCACCACCGACGGCCTCATGAATGCCCTTTACAGCCTTAAGGCACAGTATCACCCGAAAGCACAGTGGATCTTCCACCGTGACGCGATCAAGATGCTCCGCAAGCTCAAAGATGGCGAAGGCCAGTATATCTGGAATCCGGACATCAAGGGCGGACAGCCTGACATGATCCTCGGCAGGCCGTACAAGATGTCGGAATACTGCCCGGCAACCTTCACAACCGGCCTTTATGTCGGTATCGTCGGAGACTTCTCAAATTACTGGATCGCAGACGCCCTCTCGATGAGAGTGCAGCGCCTCAACGAACTCTACGCGGCCACGAACCAGGTAGGTTTCATTGGCAGACTCGAAAGCGACGGAATGCCGGTCCTCGAAGAAGCCTTCGCCCGCGTCAAATTAGGTTAAGGAGGAGAAAATGAACCTTTCTAAAAATGTAGTTCCCGAATACGCATACGCGGCAATAGCATCGGCCAACAACACCGATGTCAATACAACCATATTTGATATGTCGGGGTGGGATGGCATCATGTTTATCACCCCCGTCGTTACGGGTGCAGCAGCTGGAGTTGCAACATTGAACGTCAAGGCACACACAGCAAACAGCGCCGCTGGCTCTACCATAACGGGAGCAACGGCCACGGTGACAAACGGCACGACATACGCCGGTAAATTGTTAATTGTTGACGTTTACAAGCCGCTGAAACGGTACGTTTACGGAAACGTGGTCTCTTCTGCCGACGTTATTACCTTCGGCGTCACAATAGCCGTCAAGTACAAAGGTAAAATGGGTCCCGTGCCTGATGCCGCAACATTGGCTGCAAAAACGACAGTAATAGGGTCATAACCGTTCCTTAAATGGATACTCCGGGCGGGCTTAATCCGGCTCGTCCGGGGGCAACCAACGGATAAAGGAGATTAAAATGTTAGACAATTCATATCAGCCTAAGATTTACAGGAAACAGGGAGGCGATGATCTAGTTATCGCCAATGGCGGAAAGGTTTACACCGAAGGGAGCGATGCCGATGCGGGTCTGTCGGCCTTTTGGGACGATTGCCCCCGACTTCAGATGCGTGTTGATCCTACAATAGGCCATTTCACGGGCGATGACTTCCAGAGCATCGAGGCTACAGCTCATGGGTACGAAATAACCCTGGTCGGATCGGGAGCGCTTACCAAAGTTGCCGCCAAGCCCTTTGGGGAAGTTCTTCTTTATTGTGCCGCCGCGGACAACGATGCGGCAATTATGGCTTCCGGTAATGACGCAGGCGGTCTTATAACTGCCAACGCCACTCAGAATTGGTGGTTTGAAGCAAGAGTTAAGCTGTCGCAGATCACGGCAGCGCAGGGCGCTTTTGTGGGTTTAGGCGAAGAAACTGGCGTTGAAGCGGGATTCCTTGCCACCGACACAATGGCCATCAAGGTTGTCGATGCTCTCGGTTTCCATCTTTTAGCCGCTACTGATGTGGCGGCAATATGGAGAACCACCTTCGCCCTTAACGGGGGAGCGACCGTTGCATTGCAGACCGGAGTCAAGACGGCCGTTGCAGATGCCTACGTTAAGTTGGGCATGAAGTCCGTGCTCGGAACCATTACCTTCTATGTTGACGGAATAGCCCTCGCCACGACCACGACCACTGCGGCAACAAACTTCCCTCTCGATCAGTGTATGGAAGCGGTTCTTGCCAAAAAGACCGGAAAAGCTGCCATTTCTTCCATGACGGTTGATTGGTGGTTTGCCGCACAGCTTAGATAATCAAACGGGGCGGGTCAACCGCCCCTATTTAACCCGAAAAAGGGGGGTTAATCATGTCAGTACAGGCAATAGGGAGTCAAAACAACCGCTTCATCGTACTTTCCACAGACACAAAACCAACCGTGGGAATAAGCGCAGGGGCCACGGCCTTGGAACAGAATACCGGCTTTCTGTTCATCTTCAACGGCTATGCCTGGGTCCCGAAATCGTTCATGCCGGAATCGACCGTCAATTACAAACAGATCTCACTCAACCAGGCCGCTAACACCTACGACATTATGACCGCCACGGCGCAGGCTTTATTCATCGACGCCGTGATCGTCCACGTCCCTGACGATCTTTCGGCGGTTGCCGGCTTCACCTCGATAAGCGTCCAGACGGACGATGTCGCGGCGATAGAGACACTTTCTGCCGCGGCAGGGGCAAAGGCTAACCTGACGGGAAACTTCTTTGCTGTATTTCGCGGTCCCCGAGTAACGGCGGCAACGAAGAAGCTCCAACTTACCATTGGCGGAGCAACCGCAGGAGCGGGCAAAGTAGCAGATATCACGGTTCTCTGGCGGCCTCTGGTCGCTGGCGGATACTACTTGAACGCATAAGGGGACAATCGTGCATGAGCCCGTCATAACCTGGAACCTATTCGTAACAATCGGAATCGTCCCGCTATCGGTCGGCATCCTCGGCCTTTTTATCAAGAAGGGCTTTGAATCATGGCAAACCGGCTGGAGAAAGTACGAGGACGAGAAACAGCACAATCACGATGAGTGGAAGGCGCAACTCGTCAACCAGCTCGCCCGAGGCAGTGAGACGATGCAGTCCCTTGAGCGCCGACTCGCCAACGCCATCACCCGGAGCGAGTGCGACGAGAGCCACGCAGAGCTGTATGAAAAGATTGACGACCACGGCGGTCGCATCGTGGCCCTTGAGGTCAACGTAAAGCACCTACAGCGGGGGCCGAAATAATGGGGTTACAGATCGTATCACCTTATACCGCTGTGAGTGCGGCAGGATCAAGAAATGCGGACACTGGCAGATGCCAAGCATGGAGAACGGGATGCTGAAAGAGATAAGCCAGAACCTTAACCGGATCATCTTTGTTGAGAAGAAGTGTCCGGCGTGCCGGGTAATAACTGTCTCGGATTTAATGAAAGAGAGCAGGGTGCAGGGATGAGAGAGAGCTACGATGCCGCCTTCAACCTGACCATCGGCCTAGAGGGTGCGATCTCAAACGATCCGAATGACCCGGGGGGATTCACTATCTGGGGGCTGGCGAAGAAATACCATCCCGAGGTCACACGCCAGACGACCCTCGAATATGCCAAGCAAGTCTATCTCAATCAGTATTGGATACCGTCAGGGTGCGACGAGGCAGCCTGCCCGATGGATATCTGCTTATTCGACAGCGCAGTCAACCCGCAGAATGATCCCAAGCTGCCCTACGCAGGCAACAACGAGCTTTTAGCATTAAAGCCGGAGAACTGGCAGGACTATCAGTTACTTCGCATGGAACGCTATATGAGGCGGTCTAATGGCCTCTATGTCAAGGGGCATATATTCAGGGTTTTGAAGCTCAGTGGACAGATAAGAAAACTTTTAAAGGAGGCAGCATGCAGTGGTTAGCGTTAATACCTTTGGTCGTTAAATTAATCGGTTATGTCGAGGAAATATTCGGAGCCGCATCGGGTAACGGAGCTGTGAAGAAGTCAACCGTCCTTAACGCCGCACAGGCCATCGTCGAAGGCGTGGCAAGCGTGTCAACCGGCGGACAGAAGGAAACATGGGAAAACCTCGCGCCCGCAGTCGGGCTCGTGATCGACGCGACGGTATCCGTGGCAAACGCGGCCGGCTGGAACAGGCTGGTCGATGACAACTTCGAGAACATGAAGGCAGGTCGGTAACATGGACTTTCTGACGAACAACTGGCAGGCGATCGGCGCGGTCATTCTCTTTGCCGCATCGGAGATCATCGGCATGTCACCGTGGAAAACCAACAGCGTCGTACAGGTCGTTATCGCGGTCTTAGGAAAGATATTCAGGAAGGGGGCATAACATGGCAAGAGGTGATTTAACAGTATTCGAAGAGGCGAAAGCCTACATCATAGACGGCGGGTGGGAAGCAGCCGACGAGATATGGGTCGGCCTCGTCACTAACTCCCCGGCGGTAGCGGCATCATCCGCTGTTCCGGCTTACGCATCGGGTGGAACAACCAACTTCACGGCGATAGCAACCGCAGGCAACTACGCGGCAGGCGGGCAACTGCTCGACACATTGGCAAGCTGTGTTGTCGAGGCGGCAGGGGTAATGACCTTTGACGATACGGGCGCGAATGTCTCATGGGCGCAGCATGCAAGCAACCCGCAGACTGCCATGTTCGCCGTCGTCTATCACAAAACAACCGGGCTTTGCATCTGCTTTATCGACCTCGCGGGGCCGATAGACATGCAGGCCGGAGACTTGACTATAACCTGGAACGCGGCCGGCCTGTTTACCATCACCTAGCGGTAACGTGGAATGACGGGCATGTTTACCATCACCTAAGGGGCTAGCATGGCATTACTGGCAGGGGAAAATTATGACCCATCAACGGCGGTGCAGAAGTCCTGTACCAGCCGCCTGGCCATGACTGCGTTCGATACCACTAATTTACGGTTGACCTTCACGGCTCCGGAGAACGGGATAGTCCTCGTCAGGATCAGATGCACGGTTGACGGGGCGACAACATTCCCCAGTATCCTGCTCGGCATATTACAGGCCGGGACGGTGATCGCAAGACAAGCTCCCATAGGCGCGATATGCGGTACGGCGGTAGCCACGACTCAAGTAGTTCAGGAAGCATTGTTCACGGTAGCAGGCTTAACGCCGGGCAATGAATACGTTTGGGACGCCGCCTATGGTGTCGAGCTTCTTTTGTCAGGCGCAACCATCAACTATGGCGGCCCAAATAATACTACCGGCGACAACGCATGGGGCGGGCTCCAGTTTGAAATCTGGGAAGCCCCTACCTGCTTGGGGTCGATACTATATGACCCGTCAACCGCGGCAACCAAAGCCTGCACCTCACTGCTCGCCATGACCGCCATAGACACGACCAATCTGAGGATAACGTTCACAGCCCCTGCAAGCGGAAACGTCCTTGTCCGCATGAGAGCCCCTATTTTTGGGGCTACGACCTTCGCCCAAGTCCTCTATGGCGTTTTGGAAAGTACGACGGTCAAAGGCAGGGTTTGTCCGATGGGCGGCTTGAAATCGACAGCCTTGGCAACTCATATGTTGCCGAGAGAAGGGCAGTTCGTGGTTACTGGCTTAACGCCCAATCAAGAATACATCTGGGATGCCGCCTATGCGGTGCAGGTTGTCGTTACATCTTGCAACATAAGGTACGGCGGCCCGAACAACACCACCACGGTTGATGCTTTCGGTGCATTTCTATTTGAAGTGTGGGAGATATAAATGCCGGGCTCTCCATTAATAATACTCGAGCAGCTAGGACAAGGTGGCGTAAGCATAAACGTCGAGGCCACAAAGGCCAGCCTTACCCTTGCCAATCAGAGAGCCGCAATTAAAACAGACATAAGTTTCACCGCCGCGCTTCGCCAGTTATCTCTGGTCGCCCTCGCCGCCGTCGTTACCCTCAGCGTCGCGGTAAACGTACAGGCCACGAAGGCGTCCTTAACCATTTCTCCGAAAGCAGCCACGGTCAACGCGGCTAAAAATATAAGTGCCGGGACGGATGCGCTTGTCATCTCCGGAAAGAAAGCCTCACTGAATGTCGGGTTAAATGTACCCGCTGGAACAGATTCGCTTACCCTTTCATCCAAAGCGGCAGGTGTCGGCCTCGCCTTTACGGTAAACGCCGGAACGGACAGCCTTTCAATATCGCCGCTGACGGCAGGAGTAAACGCGAGCAAGAACATCACGGCAACGGCAGACGCCCTCGCTCTCGCAACTTACCCGGCAACCGTAAACCCGAAGATAGACACAAAAATAACCGCCTCGATAGACGCCCTGGTACTCGCCAACAAGTCCGCAACCGTCAAGGTTGACCAGAACGTCCTGGCAGGGGCAGATGCTTTAACTCTGTCAACTTCGAAGGCATCGTTGAATGTCGGGCTGAATATCTCTACCGGAACAGATTCGCTAGTCCTCGCGGC